CACTGCATTACCAATAATTCCTAGACCTTGTTTTTCTTCTTGTTCTTCCATATGTAATAACTACCTTCAATGGGGGATTGCCTAGTTAATAACTATGCATTAAGGCAGTTATTTGTTAAGTTAGCAAATTTTGATATGGTTGAAAAGTATAAAGGTATTTATGCTAAACCTACTAAAACCAATACTGCTTAAGTTTTTTTCTTCCAAAGCAGTAAAACAGTTAATAATAGATTTGTTGCGATCTATTTGTAAACAGACTTCTAATACATTAGATGATCATGCTGTTGACTATTTAGAGAAACAACTGTTTCCTGGTAGACCATAATGGAAAATAGATTTATTATTTTTCAAGAAGAGCCTCCTGTAGAACTGCAACTTTCTACAGAGATGCGTTGTAGAGAAATAGAAAAATCAGAAGATATTGAATATCTAAAAAAATATTGTGTTGGTCTTGTGAGGAACAATACAAAACGAGATGCTATTCTTGCAGCAACTTTAGAAGAACTGGCAGAAGCTCATGTAACTATTGCAAGACAGGAAAAAGAACAGGTTTTTCATTGGTGGGTGCTTAAAAGAATAATAAAAGATTTAATGATATCTATTGCATTGTTCTTTGTAATTAGATTAAATACATTACTTACTTTTATTAGGAATAAAACCATTAAATGATCCTATCGCTTCATCAGATATCGCTTCATATGTAATCCATTTATGACCACATTTACATGTCCTAATTCTACGGATGGCATTTATATTTAAAATATGATTTTTTTCTACGATAATATTTTTTGTAACATGCCTTGTACCACTGACGATATTTGACAGGTCATTGCATTTAGGACAATACATCACAAATATGTGTAATATTTTGTTAATATAAGGGTGCAAAAGTTATTAGAGGATGCTATGAAGCAGTCCGAAAAAACACGTTTGCAAGAGCTACGACAAGAAGTTCGTACTTGTTCTGATCCATTCCAACTTTCCGCTATCCTAGCCTTAGACAATGAAAGACTAAGAGCAGAGATAGCCAGATTAAAAAGTTAACTAGGATCTAACCGCCTTGTCTGAAGCTTTTTTACAGCTTGCTGTTGTTTTGTTGTCAGTAATTTATATATTTTATTCTTTAAATCAAAACGGAAGATCATCTTGTTCCTCTTGTATAGGTTTTGATACTGACATTTGACCTGAGATAAAATCTGTTCCTTTTTTTGATTCACGATTCCATGCACTTACAGGAACTTTTATAACTTTATCACCAGCATAATTTTCTTCACCAGGTTGTCCTGTAATCCATTCTGCAAAAGCCATAGCATCTGACAAACTAAATTCAACAGTACCACCCATATCAGGAGATTTATCTGATTTTTTTTCAGCATTGTTAAACAATACCAAACGTCCAGAAAACAAATTTTCGTAAGCCATAATTAATCCTTGTAGTTTTTAGTAAGAATCTCATTTGTTAGAGATGACATAGTGACTTTATCGTCACTAATGTATCGTTGTTGCACTTCTTTTTGCATATGCATATATGTTTTAAAATCTATTAATGCATTTATACGAACTTTAGAACCTTCCATTTTCTAACTCCTTTAAACAGTCGCGTAATTGAAAGACAGACATTTGTTTTAGTTTAGATCCATCTCCCTGCAACTTGTACTGGTTAGCTTTTGATACTACCCATAATCTACGTTGTTCATCATTTTTCATTTTATGATTCATCTCGTTCATAATTTTTTCAATCAATTCACCAGAATCATATTTTGTTTTTTTTATTACTTTGTCCTCTGCAATTTTTAGATGAGGTTCATTATCTTCTATCTCCTCTTTTGCCCATAGTTCATACCCAAGAGAAAACTGAAAGGCGCAATGCGCTACAAAACCTCTGCGTTGTGTATCTGATATTTCTCTGGCATCAATCTGATCACGTTTCAATGCTTTTTTGTTATTACCCATTATCGGATAAATGAAATCAGAATATTTGTTACCTTCTGGATCTACAAAGTAAAAAATAAAATACATAGAACCATCAGGAGCATCAAATAATGGTGTACCATCTTGTTCATTTCTTTTTACATGATGTGACCATCCAGGGCATTCTTTATTGAATATGGAGGCAACTTTTGCCCATGCCATATACTTTGCTTTAAAACCTGTAGGTAGTTGATGTACATCTTTGATTTCGATGACACCTGCAAGATTAGGGTTGTTAATTTTCATAAGACAAATATCTCTAATACAAACATTTATGTCAAGATCATATTTTCATATGTTAACAAGACTTG